ATGTCCCAGTCTGCAACGCTCTCCGAGGTTCTCACTCTTGCCGATGTACGGTCGCTTGCCGACACGAAGACCTTTGCGCGCGGCAAAGCCTATTTCCACGAGGGCGTGGTTTCCCGTCTCGAGGAGTGTGGCGGCGCCGTTCACGCCACTGTACGTGGCACGCATCGTTACCGGGTTGAACTCGCCGTCGATGACGATGGCGAACTCGCTTACGACTGTACCTGTCCAGTGGGAGACGATGGCGTTTTCTGCAAGCACGCTGTCGCTGTTGCGCTCGCCTGGCTCGAGAATTCCGGTGAAGAGGTGTTTCATGCCGAAGAGGCGGCTCCCGGCAAGCCACGCAAGAAGCGGAAGACCTACGAGGAAATGATTCGCGAATACGTCGCGACGCTCGACAAAAATGAGCTTCAGGAATTGTTGCTCGAAGCCATCGAACGCGACCTGTCGTTTCGTGACAAGCTGCTGTTCGCCGCGCGTGCGACGGGGGCCTCCGACTTGCCCGGCATGAAGGCTGCCGTCAGGCAGGCGACACGCCTTTCCCGGCCACTGGACTGGCGGGAGGCTGGCGCATACGGCGATGGCCTGATGTCGCTGGCCGACATGCTGCGCCGGAGGCTTCACGGACCTCACGCTGCACAGGTAGTCGAGCTATCCGAACTGGCGATTGCGGGCGCCGAAGCAAGCCTCGAACAGATTGACGACTCCGGTGGCGACGTGATGCCGGCGATTCTTGAACTGGCGTCTGTGCACCTCGATGCCTGCAAGTTGACTGGCCCCGACCCAGTGAAGCTCGCGGAGCGGCTATTCCGATTTCAGACAGAAGGCAAGTGGGACACCTTTTACAACGTTTTGCCGGCGTATGCGGAGCCACTGGGCAAGAACGGTTTGAGCCGCTACCGCGAGCTCGTCAACGAGGCTTGGGAAGCGCTGCCCGCGCTAGCGCTGGACAAGGAATATCGACGGTCATACGACTCGCCGCGCATGCAGCTCGAGCGCGCAATGGGGGCGCTGGCCGAACTCGATGGAGACGTTGATGCGTTGATTCGCATTTACTCGAAGGATCTGTCGGGTCCGTACCGCTATCTGCTGGTGGCGGAGCTTTGTGTCAAGCACGGTCGCCCGGATGAAGGGCTCGCTTGGGCCGAGCGCGGCATCAAAGAGTCCGGCAAGAGCCATGACCAGCGCCTGCTCGACTTCTGTATCGACGCGTATCTGCGTCGCAGTGAATTCGACACGGCCGATGCGTTCGCGTGGCGCCGCTTCGAAATGCGACCGACAGCCGAGGCGTTTCCCGCTTTGATGAAGGTTGCCACGGCTACTGGCAGGCATGATGAGACGCGGGAGCGCGCTCTTACGCACCTTTGGGCGCTGGTTAGGGAAGAGGAGGCCGCTGCAAAATCGAAGCGCAATGTCTGGCAGCGGTCGACGCGGACCGAACTGGTCAGGATTTTTCTTGCTGGACAAGAGAACGACGCCGCATGGGAAACGTTTACCGGCGGACCGGTCGCAACGCAGCTATGGCCGGAAGTGGCCGCTGTCCGTGGCAAGACCCACCCGCACGATGCCATTGCCCTCTATCACAGGCTGCTGCCGGTTGCTGCCGAAAGCGGTACGCGCAACGCCCGATATGACGAGGCGTTTGAAATCGTGCGGGCCATCGGCACGTTGCGGGCGAAGTTGGATGAGCGTGCGGAATTCAGCCGCGAACTCGAAGAGATTCGGGCAGCGTATCGCGCCAAGCGCAACTTCATCAAGCTGCTGGTCAAACTGTCCTGAAGTCGCTCGCAGGTCGTTTCGGGCCGCGTTGAAATAGGCAAGAGTGTGCGTCGTGTGTGCGCGTCAGTTGGCGGGTGTGCCAAAGGACGCGTTCCAGTTCCGAGATCTTCGCGCGAAAGCGGGGACAGATAAAACCGAGTTGGCCGGTGATATTCGAGTGGTGCAGCGTCAGTTGACTGCTTACGTAGACGATGTGACGATTTCGGGACCGGTCGCCACGAAGAAGCTGTTGGGCGAGGTTCGGAAGGTGGTTAGTAGGTTCGGCTATAAGACCAAGCAGAAGAAATCGAAAACCTATGCCGTGACGTCGGTCAAGGTTGTCACGGGCGCCGTTGTGGTTGAACGCGAGCTGCGACTTCCAAACGAACGACATCGCAAGATATGGCGGACGAAGCAGGAGCTGTTGCGTTGTGGCGGTGAGGAAAAGGCGAAACTGATGCGGGCCTTAAAGGGCCGACTGCAGGCAGGAAGCAAGTCAGATTCTGGACAACCCTGGCGCGGAGCCGCGTGTGGGGAGGTGCTCGATTTGACACGGGGAGAACCAGTGCCCCAAATCAGCCCGAACGCCCGTCATACAAGGCGTTGGGCGATTTCAGCGGACGCGGCGATGCGCGAAAGGTTCTGCCAGAAATGACCGCGAAATGCGCGGATTTCGCAGAGATTTTGACACCGGAGTAGGCGGGAAACGGAAGTTATCCACACCCCTACATCTGACGGCCAGCCCAGACCACTCGGCCGATGATCTCGAAGTCCGACGGCGGCTGCGCCATATTGACCTCGAATGGCTCGTATGCGGTGTTCGCGCTGCTTACCTTGAGAATGCCTCCCGGCAGTCGTTGCAGCGTTTTGACGATCACGTCTCCATCAATCCTCAGCACGTAAAGCCCGGCGGAACCCGTCGTCTGGCTGCGATCGATAAGGATCACGTCCCTATCGTTCAATATCCCCTGAAGCGAATCCCCTTTTACCGATAGCACCGACAGGTCCGTCGGACACGCGTGCAAATAGTTTTCGATCCAGTACCGACGAAACGCCATCGTGTGCTTGGGCGCTTCGTCAGTGACCGCTTGGCCGTGTCCGGCTGCTGCTTTGACGTTGTACCGGGGAATAAAGACAAATTCGGAGACGTCCACCGGGTTTCCAAGCGTGTCTCGAACCTCGACCGCTTGAGCGGCTGCGCCGGGGAGCGTGCTCGCATTGCCGCCGCTCGTAGGCGGAACAGTATCCCCGAACGCCACCCAGTCCAATCCCGCGCCCGCTGCTCGCGCGAGATTTGCGATGACCTCGAACGGGGGCTTGCTCTCCCCCTTAATGTACCGACGCAACATCACCGCCGAAACGCCGGCAACCGCCGCCGCAGCTTCCCGGTCGCCGATCCTGCGGCAAAGCTCATCGATCCGGTTTTCGATTCCGGGAGCAAGAAACGAAACCGACACATCTGTTCGGTCATCGGCTTTCGATTCCGTCATAGGTCATTGATCCGAAAAGTAAATTTCGGCTGAGTCGACAATTTATGTCGGCCATCAACCGAAAAAGAAACGAAACTTTCGACGTGCCGCAAATTTTCGATTGCACAGTCGAAACAATCTGATTAATATGTGCTCACATGTTTAGCGAAGGCGATGAGCACATGAGCACATCTGATACCTCAAAAAAAGCCGCCGAAGATTGGGACAAGGCGGACATCAAGCATGCCCTCGAAAAAAAGGGCTGGAACATTAGGCGACTGGCGAACGCATGCGGCTACAGCAACTCCAGTGCGCTTCGTAAGGCGTTCGACAGTTCATATCCGAAGGCGGAACGCATCATCGCGAACGCGATCGGAGTCGAGCCCGAAACTATCTGGCCGAGCCGGTACGAGAAACGCAATTTTACGCCCGTTTTGTCACCGTCATCTCCCGTTTGTGTGCCACGAAATGTGCGGTCCCCCGCTGTGGCGATGGATTGAATCGTATCCGCCCCGAATCTGGCGCGCTATCGGCGCAATTCTCGATCTAGAGATCATGACGATGAGAAAACGGACCTGGAAATCCCTGCACGCGACGAGCCTGAGCGAGGCGTTCGAGCTGTGCGTTGAACATGCCGACGAACAGCGCCGCCCGGCGAAGGTGCTGGCCGATCTGATGGGCGTCGAAGTGAAAACGCTGTATCGCTGGCTCGCCGATACATCAATGCCGCTGAACCGCGTGCGTCAATTCGAAGAATTCTGCGGTGCACGCTTCGTCAGCGAATACCTGTGCGTCGCGGACGGCCGTCGCGTCGTCATCGAAATCCCGACTGGCCGCCGCCCCCGCGTCACTGATCTGGCGTCGCTGCAATCTGCATTCGCCGACGCGGTTGCGGTCGCGTGCCGCTATTACGAATCCGGCCGCGAACAGGCGGAAGCGGTCGCTGCGCTCACTCATGCGATGACGCAAGCCGGTTATCACCGCGAGAACGTCACGAAGGATCGCACCCCCGAACTGCGGTTCGACGCAGCGGAGGCCGAGTGATGCAGCTCGTCGTCAAATCACACTACACCGCCCCCGAACTCGCGATGCTCGGTCTGCCTGGAGTGCCGACGACCGAACAGGGCGTTCGCTACAGCGCGACCAGGGAAAAGTGGGCGGCGCGTCGCCGCGCAAAGGGCAAGGGCCTGGAATACGCGCTCGACAGCCTGCCTGCCGAAGCACAAGCGGCGATTCGTCACCGCGCATCGGCGGCGCTCGTCACGTCCGTCCCCGCGCAGCCGGCCAAGGCCGTCATCCGTCGCGAGCAGCAACTGCAACTCGTCGAAACGGACGCGCAGCGTCTGCGCGCCGATGCTCGCAAAGGCATTTTGTCGATCCTCGACCGCATCATGGCGCAGTGCCGTGTCTCGCGCGAGGCGGCGATGCACACGCTGCTTACTCAGGCCCGGCTTGGTACGCTTGACGACCACCTGACGGCCATGCTCCGCGCGGCCAAGGATGCACGCGGCCGCAAAGGCGACGAATTCCCGAGCATCCGCACGCTGAAGCGCTATCTCGGCCTCGCAAAACAGGGGTCCCTCGCACCGAAAATCCCGAAGTCCAGCTTCGTGATCCCGGAGTGGGCGAAGCTGTTCCTCGAACACTATCAGCAGCCGCAGAAGCCATCAGTCGAGCAAGCCTATCGTGACTTCACGACGGCATGCGCGGTGCGACGCGTCATATACGACGTTCCGAGCGTTCACCAAGTCCGTCGATTCCTCGACAAGCTCGGCAGCGTGACGTTGCAGACCGGCCGCATGGGGTCGCGCGAGCTGAAGACCATGCTGCCGTTTATCCGCCGCACGTTCGACAAGCTGCTGCCGAATGACATCTGGTCGGCCGACGGCCATACGTTCGACGCGGAGGTACAGCACCCGCTGCACGGCCGGCCGTTCCGACCGGAGATCACGTCGATTATCGACGTCGCCACGCGACGCGTGGTCGGTATTTCGCTCGACCTTGCCGAGTCGTCGTTCGCCGTGCTCGATGCGCTGAGTACCGCTGTACTCAAGTGCGGCGTGCCGAGCATGTTTTACGTCGACAACGGGTCCGGCTACAAAAACGCGCTGCTGAAAGACGAAGGCGTCGGCGTCCAAGGTCGCCTGGGCTTCGTCGTCACGCACTCGATTCCGTACAACTCGCAGGCGCGAGGTGTCGTCGAGCGCCTTCACCAGACGCTGTGGGTCGCCGCCGCGAAGAAGCTGCCGTCGTATATGGGCGCGGACATGGACCGCCAGGCCAAACACCTGGTCTTCAAGATCACGCGCGACGCACTCAAGCAAGGCGGCGCAATGTCTCTGATGGGATGGGAAACGTTCATCCAGTTTTGCCAGGAACAGGTCGACGCATACAACGACCGTCCGCATAGCACGCTGCCCGTCATCCGTGATCAGGACACCGGCAAGCGCCGGCACATGTCGCCCAATGAAGCATGGGCGGCGCATGTTGCGCAAGGCTGGCAGGCCGACACGCTTGATGAACACGACGCACGCATGGTGTTCCGGCCGCGCATCAAACGCACCGTCTCGCGCGGCGAGGTTCGGTTCCTGAATCACCGGTATTCGAATCCGCAGGCACTGCTCGAATTTCACGACGAAGAAGTCCAGGTCGCCTACGACATCAACGATGCGCGGTTCGTCTGGATTTACGCCCTCGACGGTCGCTACATCTGCCAGGCCGAGGCCGGCGCAAACGAACGGGACTACATGCCGCAGTCCGCTGTCGAGCAGGCCCGTGAGAAACGCGCCGATGCGCGAGCGAATCGCCTGCAAGCCAAGCTCGACGAGGTCGAGGCGGAACGTCGAGGCCAACGCGCGTTGACACTCGAAACGCCCGAGGTCATCACGATCCCGGGATTCGGCGACATCACGCGCGACGCCCTGAATCGCCGATTCGTGGATGCCGAGCCGGTGATCGACGTCGAACCGGTCGCGTCCATCGTGCTTGAAACGCAACCGCAACCGGAAGCCGCCATCGAAACCGCCACCGTGTTCCAGCTTCCGGAAACACCTGAACTGCGATTTGCCCGGTGGCAGACCCTCAACGAACAGATCGAAACAGGAGGCATCCCCGATCAGGACGAATTGCAGTGGTACGGCAGATATGCGTTGAGCAAAGAATTCGCGGCGCAAAAGCGCCGCGCGGAACAGGCTGAAGAGTTGCAGCTCGCCAGCCATCAGTAAGACGAACAGGAGCAAGCATGACACAACACGAATCCACGCCCAAACCGATTGTAGGCGGCGTCGCCCAAATCACCAACCTCAACCTGTGCGACATCGCGATCGAGCGCGCTGTCTCGCGCAGCGCGAACCTGCCCGGTCTCGTTTGCTTTTACGGCCCGTCCGGCTACGGCAAGAGCATGGCCGCGAACTACGTGGCAAATGCACGCCGCGCGCGCTACGTGCAGGCGAAGTCGGTCTGGACGAAGAAGCATTTCCTGAAGGCGATCCTGTTCGAAATGGGTATCAAGCCCGGTGGCACGATTCCGGAAATGGCCGACCAGGTCGCAGAAGAACTGGCAGCGTCCGGCCGGCCGCTGATCATCGACGAGATGGACCACCTGGTCGATCGCAACGCGGTCGAACTGGTCCGCGATCTGTACGAATCGAGTCAGGCGCCGATCCTGATGATCGGCGAGGAAGCGCTGCCGGCCAAACTCAAGAAATGGGAGCGCATGCACGGTCGTGTGCTGGCATGGGTGCCTGCGCAACCCGTCACGATCGACGACGCCCGCCAGCTCGCGACGCTGTACTGCCGTCACATCACGGTCGCCGACGATCTGCTCTCGCGCGTTGTCGAACTGGCCCACGGCTCGGTGCGCCGTGTCTGCGTGAACCTCGAACGCATCCAGGAGGAAGCGTTGATGGCCGGTAAGGACGCGATCGATCTCGCGCAGTGGGGTAAGCGCGAGCTGTATACCGGTGAAGCGCCGAAGCGTCGCGTGTGAGGCCAACATGATCGACCATCACCTCACACCCGAAGCGAATGCCGCCGCCGATGCCGGCCGCGCGATCCAGTTCATCGCTCGCGTATCCGCTGCGTCGTTCGTCGCGCTCCTGGCCGGCTTGCTGATTCCGTCGAGCTGGATCGAACTGGCGACCTGGACGGTTGCCGTGGTGTGCGCTGCGTTGACCACCCTCGCGCTCGCCGCTCTGGCCGTTGTGAAGGGAGGGAAACATGGCTAGAAAGCCCGCGCACCTCGAACTAACCGGCGGTAAGGGACCGCGCCAGCACGTCTGGGAAGCGATTCGCAGCCAACGCGACGACTTCACCCCGCACAGCATCGTCCGTGCCGCCGATATCGACAAGGCGACGGTTCAGACCTATCTGCAATCACTCGAACGCGGTGAGTACGTCGAGCAGATCGGCGAACGCAAGGCTATCAACGAGCGGAAGCACTATCGCCTCGTCCGCGACGTAGGCGTCGAAGCGCCGCGACTCGATCGCAAGGGTCTGCCAGTCATGCAGTCGCGTGGCAACGAGCACATGTGGAGAACGATGCGCATCATGGGTGACTTCACGCCGCGCGAGCTGGCTATGCGTGCGTCGACGTCCGAGGTCACGATTACCGACTCGACAGCTCAGTCGTATGTCAAATGCCTGTCGCATGCCGGCTATCTGACGCTCGTCGACGAGGGCCACTCATACATCCGTGGCAAGGGTGCGAAACAGGCGCGCTATCGCCTGATCGCGTCGAAGTACACCGGTCCGCGCCCGCCGATGATCCAGCGCACGAAATCGGTCTACGACCCGAACCTTGGGAAGGTCGTATGGCAAGAGGAGCCGGACCATGACGCATGCTGATCCGGACTGGCTCGCCATGCTTCGCGAGGCCGTCGCCGCGACGTCGAAAACCGACGTGGCCAAGCTGCTCGACGTCTCACGAACAACCGTTTCGCTTGTCCTGTCGGGCAAATACCCCGGCAAAACCGATCGCGTCGCAGCCCGCGTCTTGAAGACGTTCGGACAGGTGCAGTGCACGCATACCGGGCAGCCGATCTCGCTGACGGTATGCGTGTCCTTCGCCAATCGCCGCGCCCCGATCAATAACCCGATGGAACTGAGCCACTGGCGCACGTGCCGCAACTGCCCGCTGCGCCCCGTTAAAGGAGAGTCCAAGTGATGACGAACTGTAACGCCCTCAACCCGGCCGTGCCGCCAATCAATCAGCTCATGCAGCTCACGGCACTACGCCTCGCAGCGACGATCGAGACGCTGACCGCGAAGGGCTTCACGGTCATCGGCATCGAGTTCTCGAACGGATCGAAACCGACGATCCAGGTGCAGAACTGCGCCGTGTGCGCCGACATGGTCGAGAAAGGCGAAGCCACGTACTACCGCACGGGCGGCTCCGGTATCTCGCGTTACCGCACCGGCCAGTTCAAGGTGGGCGACATTCGAGTCCTGTGGACCGAGCGAGGCCACTGACATGCGCTTTCACATCATTGCCCAAGCTCAAACGGGAGAGCGCTTTCGTCGAATCGAGGTCGACGGTGAACGCGTCGACTTCCCTCAATACAGAACCGAGTCGTTCGCCGCTCACGCGAATCCGTTTGCCAGGACCAAGGGCGAACCGGCCTACGTGGTGTCGCACGTCGGCACGGGCATGCGCCTGGCGGGAGGAAAGACGCAAGCCGCCGCGATCTCGACTGCTCGGCAGCTCATCGCGGAGAAGTCGACCGAAGAATTCTGGCGCGCGATTGCAGCCGCCCGCCAGTACATCAAAGCAACCCAAACCCTCGCATGAAAGGAACCACCATGGCAACCGTAAAACAGATTCTCCAGGCCATCATCGACCACCCGGGTTCGTCCGGCGCGAAGCTCGCCGAAATGCTCGACATGGATGCGAAGGACATCCAGCCGCGCGTCAACCCATACATCCACAAGGGACTGCTCCATTGCGAGAAAAAGCCGATGGATGGGTCGTCGCCGATCAACCTGTACTACCCGACCACCGAACTGATTCGCGAGTTCGACGAGGTGAAACAGACCGTGACAAAAGCGGCGCGAAATTCGTCTGCATTCACGCCTGCCGATGCTGCCCCCGGCGAATTCGTGTGCGGCTTCTCGACCGCCGGTCGCCTGACGGTCACCAAGGGTCGCAAGACGATCGAGCTGACGCGCGAGGAGACGGCTCGCCTGCTCAAGTTCGTCGACTGCATCAACATCGAGGCGATTGCGGGAGCACAAGCATGACGATGGAAGCCATTGTGATGATCGGCCCGACGATCACGAACCCGGAAAAACTCGACACGGTCGAGGATTTGCGCCGAGAGGTGCACCGCGTCAATCAAGAACTGTTCGACCAGAGCGCGCGGCTGGCAAAGCTGAACGCGACGGGCGTCCAGATGGCGGGATTCATCGAAGGCGTTCTGAAGGAGCACGTTCGCGCTGATGCTGATGCGGTCGCTGCACGCTGCGCCGCCTATCTCGATGCGCGCCCACGCTTGCGTGAAAAGCTCGAAGAAGCGATCGAGAGCGAAGCCCTGCGGAAGATGCACTGAACGCACCTTCAACCCAATACCAGGAACACACCATGACAAAAAATACCATCCCGGCCGGATATGTCCAGGACGCACGCGGCCGACTCGTTCCCGAATCGCTCGTCGAGCCGATCGACCAGCTCCGCGATCAGACGGTGACGTCGCTCGTCGCTGATGCGAAGCGCCTTCAATCGGAGTTGGCCGAATTCAAGGCACGGGCATTCGGCGACATCGCTGCCTTCGTCGAGGCCAGCCACGAGCAATACGGCGTCAAGGTCGGTGGCGCGAAGGGCAACATCTCGCTGATCACGTTCGACGGTCGCTACAAGATCGTGCGGCAGATCGCGGAGCGCATCCAGTTCGACGAGCGCCTTCAAGCGGCGAAGGAACTGATCGACGAGTGTCTGCGCGAGTGGACCGAAGACAGCAACGACAAGATCAAGGTGCTGATCAACGAAGCCTTTCAGGTCGATAAGGAAGGCAACGTGAACACGGGCCGCATCCTCGCGCTGCGTCGCCTCGCGATCGACGATCCGAAGTGGACCAAGGCGATGCGAGCGATCGTCGACAGCATCCGTGTGACGGGTAGCAAGCCGTATATCCGGCTGTACGAGCGCGTCGAGGATACGGAAGAGTATCGCGCGATCAGTCTCGACCTTGCGGCGATCTGACATGGCGACGAGAAAAACCACTACGCGTAGTCGCAATGTCGCCTGCCTCCGAATCGGCTACCAGGAATACCTGATGGATGCCGACAAGGCAATGCAGGCACTCAAGCTGTTTCAAGACGCGATCAAGTGCGACAAGCACTATCACGATATGGGATACCGGTATATCGCCCAGGAGCGCCCGGAACTGCAGATGACGATGGTCGATCCGGACGATGTCGTGATGCCGAGCAGCAATCCTGCACTTGAAGATCGCAGACGTTAAAGCGAGGGTAACGTGGATAAGAAAACCGCAATCGAGAAAATCCGTAAGTGCCTGGCGCTGTCGAAATCCAGCGAGCCGCACGAAGCGGCCGCCGCGCTTCGCCAGGCGCAGAAGCTGATGGAGCAGTTCGGCATCGACCACCCCGAACTGCTCGCGGCCGGTGCGAGCGAGGAATGGTCGAAGAGCGGCGCAGCTCGCCGGCCGGTGCGATACGAGGTAGCGCTCGCGGGCGTGGTCGCTGGAACATACGGTTGCGAACTGCTGTTTACCCGGCAGATCAACAGCGCCTGCACCGACATCGTCGGCGGCTACACATTCGTCGGTGTCGCACCGGCGCCAGAGGTGGCGAAGTACACATTCGATGTGTTCGTACGTCAGTTGCGCGTGGCGCGTCGCGATTACATCCAGACGAAGTTGCGCCGATGCGGGCCGAAGAACAAGACCGCCCGCGCCGACGAGTTCTGCGAGGGTTGGGTGTACGCGGTGCGCATGCAGTTGCACGATGCTTCACGTACTGACGAACACACGGCGATGATCGCCGCCTACATGCGTGCGAACCACGCCGAGGTGCGCGAATTCGAGCCTCGCACGCGTGATGTGTCCGGCCGTCGCACGACCGACGATCACTGGCACGGTGTCGAACGGGGTCGATCGGCCGTTGTGCGTCCGGGCGTCGGTGCACCGGACACACGGAGGCTCGGCCATGTCTGACTTCGTCGTCATCCTGGTCGGGATCGTGTTCCTGGTGTGTCTCTGCCGCAAGGAACTGCGCCGCTGGTGGAGGTCGTGATGCTGATCGCAAAAACAACCGTAGCGAAAATCCACATCGCAAAGCAGCAGCTCGCGATGACCGACGACGAATATCGCACGGTGCTCCGCAGTGTCGCTGGCGTCGGCTCGTCGAAAGACCTGACGCCCGAAGGCGCGCACAAGCTGCTGAAGCACTTCGAGCGTTGCGGTTTCAAACCGAAGCGCGATGCCGGTCGCCGGCCGAATGTTGTGCGGCCGCGCGCGGCTCAAATCCGCAAGATCGAGGCGCTGCTCGCCGACGCGGGCCGGTCGTGGGATTACGTGGGCGGCATGGTGAAGCGAATCTGCAAGGTTGACGCAATCGAGTTTTGCGATGACGTGATGCTCGGCAAGCTCATCGCCGCGCTGCAATACGATGCGAAGCGGAGGTCGGCATGAAGTTCGACGGTGTTGAACACCTGTTGCCGGACGTCGTGAAAACCATCGTCAAGCTGATCGGTTTGCCGACAACGGTGCGCCTGGTCGAACAGCTCGGCGGCACGACGTTCCCGGTTGCGATGCGCCGTTCGCGCCTGGGTGAAATCCGCTACGAAGCACTGGCGGAGATCGTTGGCCCGGACGCGGCCGATCAGCTTACCGCGCATTTCGGAGGCGACGTGCTGTACATACCGCGATGTGTCAAAGCGATGCGCGAGCTGATGTATCGCAGCATTCGCGCTGAGTTCGACGTGCTGACCCGCGACCACGCTGCGAATCACGCCGTTGCACAGCTCGCACTTCGCTATCAGATGGCCGATCGACATGTTTGGCGCATCCTGAAACGCGCCGACGCATCCGAACGCACCGTTCCCCAGGCGGAGCTGTTCTAGCGTTAGAATCGCGCCATGATTAAACGAAGCCCCGCCACGTGCGGGGCTTTTTGTTGCTGCCCGCTGACATCGGTCGACTCGTGTCAGTGCATCGCAACATCAACAATGCGGTCATCATTCCACGAATAGAGGTATCGATGGCACGCATTGCAGCCGAGGCGGCGGGCGGACAAAACGTCGTCGCATTTCTCGATATGCTCGCTGCGAGCGAGATCGACAAATGGACGCGTCAGAACAGCGACGACGGCTATAACGTCCTGGTCGGCTCGCACGGGCCGATCACCAAGAAGAGCAGCGCGGGCGGCACTTACGTCGTCCCGGCCCGACTGCTTACGTTCCCCTCCTACGCGAAGCACCCGGGCATCTACAACGCGGAGCTGAATTCGACGGCCGCTGGCCGCTATCAGCTCCTGTCACGTTACTACGCACCCTACGCGAAGCTGCTCAAGCTCGACGACTTCAGCCCGCTTTCCCAGGACATGATCGCGATTCAGCAGATTCGCGAACGTCGTGCGCTGCCACTGATCGTAGCCGGCCAGCTCGCGGCCGCCATCAAGGCATGTTCGAACATCTGGGCGTCGCTGCCCGGGAACGACTACGGCCAGCGTCAGAACGAACTGGCGATGCTCACGGCCGCCTACCGCGCAGCCGGCGGTGTCGTTGCGATCGCCTGATCAGGAGCGGCGATGTCACTCAGCGATCTGATCACCGGCCACGACGGCAAGCTTTCGCACGCGAAGCTCTGGCCGAACATCGCGTCGGCCGTCGCAACTCTCATGTTCATCTACCAGGGATACAGGAATCAGCTCACGTTCGATACGTGGCTGATCTACCTCGGCTGCGTCGGCGGTTACTCGGCCGTTATCCAGGCACTCGCCGCATGGCGCGGCCGTCCCTCCAAGGAGGCCGCAAATGACGGAAGCAATCAGTAAATGCGCGAGGGTTCTGGCCGGCATCGTCATCGCAGCGCTGGTCGCGTTTGCATTCGCGAAAACGTACCAGCACGGATATAGCGTTGCGGCCGCACGTGGCGACAAGGCACTGGCCGATTACCGCGCCTCCGTCGAGCACGCGTCGGCTTCGGCCGCGAGCGATGCCTTCGGCCGGTACGCGGCCGACGTAGCACGCGCATCGGCCGCGGAATCTGGCTATCTCGCCGTCCAATCCGCCGCCACACAAAGCACAGCTGCACTGAAGGAGCGAATCGACCATGTCACGCAACCTCGCAGTAGCCCGCCGGTTCCCGGCCCGAAAAATGATGCGCCTGTCGTTGGTTGCGTATTCAGCCGTGGCTTTGTCCGCGTGTGGAACGACGCAGCCGGCATCGCCGACGCTGGTGATTCCCCCGTGCCGGCAAGCGCCGATCCCGCCGCTGCTGTTGTCGGCCCCGACGCCGATGCCGCCGCTGACTCCGGGGTATCACAAGCCGACGTCCTGGCCTGGTTCATCGACTACGCCGCGCGCACTCGAAACACCGAATCGAAACTGAAGGCGGTGAAGGCCGCACTTCCGGAACAAGAGGACCAGCAATAGATGGATGACTTTGACCACGCAAGCGACATCGAAGAACAGTATCGCGCGCTCGCGATTGCGGCGGCAACTCGACCCGTGCACAGCGCTGCCGAATCGGAATCGTTTTGTCAGAACGAGGCATGCGGAGAACCCATTCCCGAGGAACGTCGCCGCGCGGTTTCGGGTTGCCGCTTCTGCGTCGAATGCCAGGAGCGGCGTGAGCAAGTTCTGAACCGGAGGTATGCGTGCAAGTAACACTCGACCCGGCCGCGATTTTGATCGGCGTATTCACACTGCTGCTCGGTGTCGTCCAACTGTTCGGTATGTCGTGGATTCGCAGCGTTCAAGAAAAGCTGAAAGAAAACGAGGCACGTGACACCGAGTTCCAGAAGGCGATTGCGGCCGTGCGCGAAACGATGGCACGCGACTACGTTCCTCGTTCCGAGAATCAAGCCATGCGTGACGAATTCCGAGACGGTTTGCGCAGCATCGACCAGAAGCTGACCGACATCAACAACAAGCTGGACAGAAAACAGGACAAGCAATGAGCGACCTCAATACGGGCGACAGCCCCGAAATGCAGATGCTGAAGAAGATCGACGCGGGGATCGACGAGCTGAAGGAACAGGTCGCCAATGTCGAGAAGCGTGCGATCAGATACGGGGCGGCGGCCGGTGCCGGTGCCGGTGCCATGGCAGGCGGCATCGTCGCGATGGGTATCTCGTTCGCACGGGCGAAGCTGGGCCTGTAACGCACATGGCCTACCCGAAGGAAGTTCGCGACAAGGTGCGTCGAGCGTTCGTGTTCGACCGTCTGTCGCTCGAAGTCGCCGCCATGAAGAGCGGCGTCAACTATTCCACGGCGCGGCGATGGAAGGATGACGCACGTGCTGCCGGTGACGATTGGGATAAAGCTCAGGCCGCGCAGTTGATGGCGGGTGGCGGGATCGAAGGTGCGGCCCGACAAATGCTCGCCGGCATGATCACGCAGTATCAAGCGACGATGGATCAGCTCGACGCCGATACCGTAATGAAACCGGCCGATAAGGTCGCCATGCTGGCCAGTCTCGCCGACGCATACAACAAGACGATCAACGCGTCCAAGCGTGTGCTTCCGGAGACGAATGAACTCGCGGTCGCTATGGGCGTCGTGCAGCGACTTGCCGCGTTCGTGAAAGAGCGCTACCCGAGTCACGTGGAAGCGTTCGCGGAGATTCTCGTGCCGTTCGGTGAAGAACTGAGCGTCGCCTACGGATAGGAGTTTCCATGATCATCAAACTGGATCGCTACCGCGCGGTGAATACGGACCATATCGTCTCGGCCAAGATCGATACGTATGGCGACACCTACCTCGACGTCGCACTGATGACGGGCGAAAAGATTCGAGTCGGACATACACCCCATTGCTACGATGGCGTTGACGTCTACAAGCTGTTCGATCGCATCACGGCTGCGCAGGAATGACATGGCGCAGAAGTTCACCGAGAAGGATTTCAATAAGGAAATTGCGGAGCTGGCGTCCGAGCTGCGGCGCGACATCGAGGCCCATGCAACGGGCCTCGATCCGTCGCCGGCCGCGCGCCTGGAACGCCGCCGACGTGTGCTGGTCGACGGCGATTACCAGTTCTTCGCATACACGTACTTCCCGCATCACATTCGCGGCACGCCGTCGCTATTCCAGGCACACTTCTGCGACCGTTTCCCGAAGCTGCTGCGCCAGCTCGGCGGCACGCGCGAGTGGTGGGTGGCGCCACGCGGCGAGGCGAAGTCGTCCATGTGCACAAAGATCGGCCCGGCCTACATCATCGTGCAGGGTCTATTGCAGCGTGAGGAAATCCGGCGCGAGGTCGGGTGGACGGACGCGCTCCCCGCGTTCCTCGACTACATCATCCTGCTCGGTGCCGAAACGTCGCTGCCGACCAAGCTGCTCGAAGTGGTTAAAACGGAGCTGACCGCTAACGCGGCGCTTCAGCTCGACTTCCCGGAAGTGTGTGGCAAGGGACCGACGTGGAAGGTCGGCGAGTTCGTCACGAAGAACGGAGTCAAGGTAGAACCGTTCGGTGCTGAACAGGCGATTCGCGGCACGTTCCACGGCGCGAGCCGACCGAAGGTGCTGATGGGCGATGACCTGATCACCGACTCCGAGGCAAAGAGTCCGACCGAACGTCAGAATCGCTGGACGTGGCTGGAGAAGGCCATCGATTACCTCGGCCCGCCAGACGGTAGCGTGAAATACATCGGCGTCGGCACGGTGCTCGACAAGGATGACCCGATCTCGCGCGCGAAGCGCACGATCGGCCACGTCGTCCATCACTTCCGCGCGATCGCGCAGATGCCGAAGAACATGGATTTGTGGCAGCAGTGCGAAGTGCTGATGCTCAACGACGACAAACCGGCGATCGAAGCGGCCGCGCAGCGCGGCGAGGCGATCGCCGACACCGAGCTACCGTCGTACCGGTTCTACCTGGACCACCAGGCCGAGATGGACGCTGGCGCCGTCACGTCCTGGCCGTCCGTGCGCACGCTGTTCTACCTGATGCGACAGCGCGCGAAGTCGCCCCGCGCATTCGCGACGGAAATGCAGGGTGACCCGCGCACCGAAGAAGACAAGGTCTTCGGCCACATCACGTTTTGGGTGCAGCGCCTGCAATCCTGGTTGATGTTCGGTGCATGTGACCCCTCGATGGGCCAAGGCAGAAAGTCCGACCCGTCGGCGATCCTGGTCGGCGGACTCGATACGGTCAGCCGCAAGCTGCATGTCGTTCACGCGGAGATCAAGCGGCGCGTGCCGTCGAAGCTGGAATCCGACCTGATCAAGGTCCAGCGTGAATTCCGGTGCCGGGCGTTCGGTTTCGAAAACAACAACGCATATGAGTGGGCGCGACAGGATTTGATCAAGGCTGCATTGCGTGCCGACGTGCCATTGCCGCTCGTCGGCGTGACGGCCACGGTCGCGCCCGAGGTGCGGATCGATTCACTAGAACCGTTCATCACGGATCGCATCTCGCCGTCGATTCTGTTTCACGCCGGGCTGACGGCGCTTCTCGCCGAGCTGGACGAATGGCCCGAGCCGCAGGGGCATCACCACTACGACGGCCTGACCGCACTGCACATCCTATGGATGATCGCGCAGTCGCGCGGCTACGGCATCACGGATGGGTACGAGCCAGTCGCGTCACGGCCTATCGAACGCGGTTCGGACCGACCCGACGACGACTACGACTATCCGCAGTCAAGCCGGCGCGGGTTTTGAGGAAACGAAAAATGGCACAAATTCTTGATATGTACGGACAGCCGATCCAGCGGGAGGTGCTGTCCGAGCCGCAGACGTCGAAGATCGGCTGGATCACGCGCGATTTTGCACAGCATCCATCGCGCGGTCTGACGCCGAAGAAGCTGCACTCGATTCTGGAAGCAGCCGAGTATGGCGACCTGATGGCGCAGTCCGATCTGTTCACCGACATGGAAGAGCGTGACGCGCATCTGTTCGCCGACATGAGCAAGCGTAAGCGCGCACTGCTGACGCTCGACTGGAATATTGTTGCACCAGCTAACGCCAGCGCCCAAGAGAAGAAGCAAGCCGCGCAGTTGGAGGAATGGTTCACTGACTTCGCGAATCTCGACGACGTGCTGTTCGACCAGATGGACGCGGTCGGCCACGGCTTCTCGGCGCAGGAGATCGAGTGGCACCAGGTCGAGAAGGTGTGGCTCCCGAAGACGCTCACCCACCGGCCGCAACGATGGTTTCGCACGCCGCTGTACGACGGTAACGATTTGCGCTTGCGTGACAATTCGTCCGATGGCGCGCCGCTCTGGCCGTTCGGATGGCTGGTCCACAAACACCGTGCGAAGAGCGGCTACCTGACCCGCGCCGGCCTTCATCGTGTCCTGGCGTGGCCGTACCTGTTCAAGACGTACGCCGTGTCGGACCTGGCCGAGTTCCTCGAAATCTACGGCCTGCCGCTGCGCGTCGGCAAGTATCCGCCGGGTTCGACGAAGGAAGAGAAAGCCACGCTGCTGCGCGCGGTCGCCGAGATCGGCCACAACGCGGCCGGCATCATCCCGGAAGGGATGTTGATCGAATTCCAGGAAGCGGCCGACGGCACGAAAGACCCGTTCGAGGCCATGATCGACTGGTGCGAGAAGAGCGTGTCGAAGGCGATCCTCGGCGGCACGCTGACTTCGCAGGCTGACGGCAAGACGTCGACGAACGCGCTCGGCAAGACGCACAACGAAGTGCGGCGGGATCTGTTGACGTCCGACGCGCGCCAGGCGCAACGTACCCTCACGAACCTCTGCTACATGCTGTCGGCGCTGAACTTCGGCGCGTCCGATCCGCGCCGCTGCCCGCGCTTCGAGTTCGATACGCGCGATGCCGAAGACTTGGCCCTGTACGCCGACGCACTGCCGAAGCTGGTCGGTGCCGGCGTCAAGGTGCCACGCCAGTGGGCGCAGGACAAGCTCATGATCCCCGAGCCGAAGGATGGCGAGGACATCCTGTCGGTGCCGAAGCCGCAGATGGCGCTCCCGCCCGCTGAACGACCGGACGAGCAGCCGCGCACCGCGAAGATGCGCTATCGCGCCGTGCTGCGCAACGCGGCCGGCGAGATTGTCTATTCCGACCAGGACGAGCTGGACCAAACGGTCGCGGCGCTGCCGGCCGACGAGATCACGGACGCGTTACGCGCGACGATCGGGCCGGCGATTGCCGCGCTGCGCCGAGGCGCGACTCCGGATGAAGCAATCGAGATGCTGCTCGAAGCGCAGCCCGAGATGGACGACACTGCGATGCAGGAGTTGCTCGCGCGGTGCATCTTCGTTGCCGATGTGTGGGGGCGTCTGAATGGCGGTTGATCTCGGCTACGCGATCGGCCTGGAACCGGAGAAGGCGATCGCCTACTTCGAATCGAAGGGCTACAAGATCGGTTTCCGCTGGCAAGACGTCGCGGCCGAGGCGCATGCCAAGGCGTTCACGGTCGCGGGCGTGATGAAGGTCGACGTGCTCCAGGACATCCGCCAGGCGCTCACGACGTCGTTAAAGAAGGGCACGACGTTCGACGAGTTTAAACGGCAGCTCTCGCCGGTCCTGGAAAAGAAAGGCTGGCTCGGCCAGGGCATGATCGTCGACCAGGACACCGGCGAGATCGAAGGCAAGCGCCTGACACCCCGCCGTTTGCAGACGATCTTCCAGACGAACATGCAATCGGCCTACATGGCCGGCCGCTACGCCGCGCAGCTCGAACAGGTCGACACGCATCCGTATTGGGAGTACGTCGCCGTCCTGGACAGCCGGACGCGCCCCGCGCACCGGGCGCTGGCCGGCGCGATCTACCGATACGACGATCCGTTTTGGCAGACGTTCTACCCGCCCAATGGCTACAAGTGCCGCTGCCGCGTGCGCACCCGCACGCGCGCGTATGTCGAGCAGAACGGTATTCCCGTACGCAACAGCGACGGCGACCTGGTCGAGGTCGAGATTGTCGACCGATCCGGTGCGAAGCAGCCGGCGCTCGCTTACAAAGACCCGGCCACGGGACAGAAGCTACTGCCGGACCCGGGCTTCAGCTCGAACCCCGGCGCGCAGTGGATGAAGCCGTTTACGCCTCCGCCGGCCGACAGCCTGCCGCGCACCTTTCCGTCCGGCATCGAGCTGCCGACATTGCCGACGCCGACCCCGGTGCCGGCGTCGAGCTTGTTGCCGGCTGGCCGCGCGCCCGAACAGTACGCGCAGGCGTTTCTTCGGGAGTTCGGTCTGAAGCCCGGTCAATCGAAGGTCTTCGAGGATGCCACGCGTTCGGCCGTCACGATCTCAGACGATCTGTTCAAGGCTGGCGACGGGAGCTGGAAGGCGGACAAGGATGGACGCGGTGCGTATATGTCGCTGCTCGCCCGGGCGATCCAGGAACCCGACGAGATATGGCTGCGCTGGGAAGAGAGCCGCGCGAAGCCTGGCACGTGGCTGCTCAAGCGGCGCTACATCAAGTCCTGGTTGATCGACGGTCAGGACGGTGCGCAGTACGGTTTGAGCGTGTTCGAGCTGGGCCAGGACAACTGGACCGGGTCGACGGCCATGATGGCGAACATCGAGCGCGGCGAGGAAGCGCGCCGTCGGTATATAGAAAAGCAGCGTGACGGCTTTCTGGCGTACCGGAAATAGAACGGCCCGCGACGCCGACTCGTCGCGGGCCACCGTGCAGTTCCTTTGGTCGCGTCAGTCGGGAGCTTGTGCGACTGCAATCGGTATAAACAGAGTATAGCCCATGATCGTAGAAATCGAGATCGACGACTCCCGGTACGCGGCGACCATGGCCCGCGTGCGCGCGCTGATGCAGGACGCGTCGCCCGTGACGGCGCTGATCGCCGGGCTAATGGCCGACGCCGTCGAAGAGAACTTCGCGCAACAAGGCCGGCCGAAATGGCTCGGCCTGAGTCCGAAGCCCCTCAAGCGCCGTCGTGAAGAAGCCGGCACCGGCAAGATTCTGCAACGTTCGGGGCGGCTCGCATCCAGCATCACGCCGGCACACGACGCGACGACGGCCCGTGTCGGCACTAACGTTGTATACGCGGCGATTCACCAGTTCGGCGGCACCATCCAACGTCATCCCATGTCCGGCTACGTTAGATTGCGCAAGGATCGCAATGGCATGATCATGCGCCAGGCGGACCATCCGCACCTGGCCGTGTTCGCGAAGAACAGCCACAAGCGGGTCAAGATCGTGAAGTGGACCCGCAGCCAGGGCTGGACGATCAAGATTCCGGCGCGGCCGTTCTTTGCGCTGACCGAATCCGACAATATCGGGATCGAGTCAGAGGTCACCACCTACCTGCGCCGCCTGTTCGATCAGTAATCTGCTCGCCCGATTTGAGCGGTTTTCAGGGGCCGGATAGGCGCAGATAGCCAGATGGGGGCGTGAGGGCCGTTAAACCCCCGTTAAAATCGGTCCTAGCGGCATTCACTTCCCACCACTCCCCCCGCACGAGTCAACCGGTGTGTTCCCAGTGACACCGGTCCCGTTATTTTTCCCCCGGCCGGTCGCCAACATGGCGGCATGGCTATCTTCTTCATCGCGGCGCTTTCCGCGCAAATCCAGTCGACCGGCACGGCACTCAAGCTGCTGCCGGCTGGCGAGTTCCGTGCACGTGACGGCCGACCGACCGAATGCGCCGCGTGGCGGCTTGACGCGACCGGCGCGGAACGTCTGATCGCGGCGGCAAACGCCCGGCAGACCCGCTATGTGATCGATTACGAGCACCAGACGCTCAATTCGGCGAAGAACGGCCAACCCGCGCCAGCCGCCGCCTGGTTCAAGACGCTGGAATGGCGCGAAGGCGACGGCCTGTACGCGATCGACGTGCAGTGGACCGCTCGCGCTTCCGCAATGATCGACGCGGACGAATACGCCTACCTCTCCCCGGTGTTCGCCTTCGACAAGGCGGGCAACGTGACCGCGCTGCTCAACGCGGCGCTGACCAACGATCCCGCGCTCGACTGCCTCGACGAAGTGCAGCTCACGGCTGCCTGCTCGGCCATGTCGAGCGTGATCGGCTCCGCCGCCCATGCGGCGCTTTCCTCTGTCCCACCTACCGAGGCTTCCAATATGAATGAACTCCTGGAGCGGCTCCAATGGCTGCTGAATCTGCCCGTCGGCGCGACCGCCGAAGACATCACGGCGCAACTCAATAAGTTGATCGACATGCTGTCCGACGGCCAAGGGACTGCTGCCGCCAGCGCAAACCTGCCCGTCCTGCTCGAATCGCAGCGCGCGCAGATCGCGACGCTGTCGGCCAACCAGGTCGACCCGGCGCGCTTCGTGCCGATTTCGGTGATGACCGACCTGCGCGCGCAGCTCGACGCAGCCAACGCAAAGCTCACCGGCAACGAAGTCGAGGAACTGGTGACGGCCGCGCTGAAAAACGGCCGGCTGCTGCCCGCCCAGGAGAACTGGGCGCGCGACCTCGGCAAGAGCAACGTCGCCGCCCTGAAACAGTTCGTCGCGACCGCGCAGCCGATTCAGGCACTCGGCGGCACGCAGACGGGTGGCAACCCGCCGACCGACGACAAAACAGGCGCGGCGTTGTCGGCCGAAGACCTCGCCGTGTGCAAAGCGCTCGGCCTCGATCCGGCGACATACAAGACGTCGCAGCCGGCCGCCTGACGGTAGCGCGGACGCTCGTTTCACTTCCATCGGCAACGCGTTTCACTTCCACCAGGAGATTCACATGACTGCATTGACCGCCGACCGCGACACCGTTGCCCGGGCCGGCCTGCTGTTCAGCTACCCGGCCAAGGGCGGTGTGCTGTTCTTCACCGGCGCGATCGCCGCGATCGATACGGCGACCGGCCTCGCGACCAAAGGTGCTGAATCCACCACGCTCAAGGGCGCCGGCATTGTCCAGGAGCAAATCGACAACACGGCCGGCGCAGACGGTGCCGCGAACGTGACGATCCGGCGCGGCCAGTGGCGTGTGGCCAATTCGGCCGGCGCGGACCAGCTCACGCTGAAGGACGTCGGCATGCCCGCGTACATCGTCGACGATCAGACCGTCGCGAAAACGGACGGCGGCGGCAAGCGCTCGGTCGCCGGCACCGTGGTCGACATCGACCCGGCCGGCGTCTGGATCGCGTTTTAACGCGGCTCGCCACACCTCTCGACCACTCCATAAGGAAAGCACATGGAAATCAATCGCGCCAATTTGCGCGCCCTGTTCACGGGATACAACACCGTATTCCAGCAAGCCTTCGACGGCGCAGCGTCCGACTGGAACAAGGTCGCAATGCCCGTACCGTCGACCACGTCGCAGGAAGTCTATCCGTGGCTCGGACAGACGACCCGGTTCCGCGAATGGATCGGCGATCGCGTGATCCAGAACCTGACCACGCACGACTTCACGATCAAGAACAAGCCGTTCGAGAACACGGTCGGCGTCGATCGCGAGGCGATCGAGGACGACACCTACGGCGTCTACAAGCCGGTCATTGCACAGATGGGGCTGGACGCGAAGCAACACCCGGACGAACTGGTGTTCGGTCTGCTCAAGCAAGGTACGTCGAAGACCTGCTACGACGGGCAGTACTTCTTCGACACCGATCATCCGGTCGTACAGGAAAACGGTCAGATTGGGTCGGTCTCGAACTACCAGGCCGGCAGCGGCCCGACCTGGTACCTGCTCGACATGACGCGTGTCGTCAAGCCGATCATCCTCCAGCAGCGCAAGGCGTACACCTTCGTTGCGATGGATCAGGAGACTGACGAAGTCGTGTTCTCCGCGAAGAAGTTCCGCTACGGCGTCGATGCGCGATGCAACGTCGGCTTCGCACTCTGGCAACTCGCGTACGCGTCGAATGCCGAGCTGAACGAAGACAGCTATCAGGCTGCGCGTCAGGCGATGACCGGCATGAAGGGCGACAACGGCCGCCCGCTCGGCATCCGTCCGTCATTGCTGGTGGTGCCGCCGATGTACGACGGCGTCGGTCGGAAGATTCTGCACGCCGACGCGAACAACTACGGCGCCACCAACGTCTGGAAGGGTTCCGCCGAGCTGCTGACGACGCCCTGGCTGGCGTAACGGGATAACACCCCGCAAGTGACGGCCGCGCGACGCCGATAAGCGCGGAGGAAGAACGTCCCGGAGCTGCGGCGCAATGGTGGGCTCCGGTTGGGTTCGAATTCACAGGAGAGGTTCATGAGCAAGAAACATCCGGCGATCAAGGTGGCGTCGGCGAAGGAAGGGTTTCGCCGCGCTGGCCATGTGTTCGGGATCGTGCCGAAAACGATCGCGCTGGCTGCGCTTCATCCGGACGCACACGCCGCAATCGTCACCGACAAGTCCCTGGTCGTGGTCGACACGGCGATCCATCTCAGCGACGAAGAAGCGGCGGCGCTTCCGCACCACGACGCCCCGCACGTGACGGCGGCGCTGGCGAACGCCGACACGCTGACGCTCGATGTGAGCGAAGACGATGCGAAGCGCGCATTGGCGCTGGCCGACATCGAGGCCGACCTCAAGGCTCGCGAGAACGAACTGCGCACGCGCGCCGATGCGCTCGTGGCGGCCGAAGCGGAGCTGAAGAGCAAGACCGACGAACTCGACGAGCGCCTCGCCGGCCTGGTCACGCGTGAGAACGATCTGCTCGCGCGCGTCCAGGCATTCGAGGCCGAGCAGGAAGCCGCGAAGTCCGGCGGCAAGTCGGCGCAATCGGTCAGCAAGAAGAGCTAACGCGCCATGTACGCCACCGTCGAATTCATGGTGAACAAGTTCGGGCAGCGCGAGGCAATCTCGCTGTCCGATCGCGAGCGCACGGGCGACGTCAATCCGGTGGTGCTGTCCGATGCGCTCGACGAAGCCTCTGCCGAGATCGATACGTATCTGGCCGGCCGGTATGCGCTGCCGCTTGATCCGCAACCGAAGATGCTCGCGGGCACCTGTTGCGACATCGCGCGCTATCGCCTGTGCGGTGGCGAAACGGTCATGACCGACGAAATCGACAAGCGCTACAAGGCGGCGATCGCATTCCTGAAGCTCGTCGCATCGGGTGATGTCACGCTCGGCTCGACGACGACGGGATCGGTCCCGCAACCCGACAACTCTGTCCAGTTCGTGACGGGCACGCGTGTGTTCTCTCGCGACAACCGATAACGCCATGCCCTACGTCCCGATCGTGACCGCCGTCGAACTCGGCATCGTTGACCGCCTGACGCGCGGCCTCGGCAAGATGGTCACCGAGGTCAAAACCTATGGCGGCGAGTTCGACGACGAAGAGCTGGACACCGTCGTGCGGCGCTTCCCGGCCGCCTGGGTGACGTTCGGCGGTGTGAAGCGCACCGATCCCGTGGCGACGAGTCGATCGAAGTGGAAAGCCGAGGCGACGTTCGTCGTCATGGTCGGCGCGCGCAGCGTGCGCAACGAGGAAACGAGCCGGCACGGTGGGCCGTCGCAGATCGAGGTCGGCACGAACCTGCTGATCTCGGCCGTGCGGCATCTGTTGAACCAGCAGGACATGGGCCTGCCGATTCGACATTTCGCGCCAGGCGCGATTCGCACGCTGTTCAACACGAAGGTTCGCAGCGACGCGATGTCGGTCTACGCACTGGAATTCCACACCGCATGGGTCGAAGACACGCTGTTCGTCGGCGCGTTTCCGCAGGGCAGCGTCGAGGGTCCGCTCGGTGAAGTGTTCGAGCAGTACGACGGCCAGCTCGATCCGCCCACGCCGGACTGGAAGTCGACCCTGCTGCGCTACTACCTGCAACCCGGCACCGATCGGCCGGCCGATGCTGTCGATCGCATTGAGATGAAGGAGCAACCATGGAAGTGAAAGCCCGATCCGGGCTGCGTGTCCCGAAGGAACACGCCTCGCGCCAGTACATCACGGACGCTGAAGCCGTCGATGTACCGGACACCGCGTATTACCACCGTCGCGTCGCCGAGGGCGACCTGATCGAAGAAAACCGGCCGGCCGCGGAGTCGAGCGCCGACGTCGCACCGAGTCCCGCAGTCGATTCGGGTGTCAAAAAGGCCGCGAAAGGAGCCTAACCGATGGCAAGCAAAAACATTTCGTTCGACACGATCCCGTCGGGTATCCGCAAGCCGGGCAAGTATTTCGAATTCAACACGAAGCTCGCTGTGCGCACGCTGCCGGCGAACGACCAGACCGTGCTTATCATCGGCCAGCGTACCGCTGACGGCACTGTGCCGGCACTGAAGCCGGTGGACGTGTTTTCCGGCGACCAGGCGGCGCTGTACTTTGGCGCAGGGTCGCTCGCGCACATCGCGGCCGTCGCTGCGATCACGGCGTACAAGTACGTGAGCCTGACGGTCATCGCGGTCGACGACGCTGTTGCGGGGCAGCCGGCCAAGGGGACAATCGAATTCACGGGACCGGCGACTGCCGACGGTGCGTACGCCCTGTTCATTGCCAATACGCGGGTCGATATCGCTGTGTACGCGGACGACACCGAAACGACGATCGCCACGCGCCTCAAGGATCAGATCGCGCAGAAGACCGCATTGCCCGTCACGGCCGACTCGGTCAACGGCAAGGTCACGCTGACGGCGAAGAACAAGGGGTCGTTCGGCAACGACATCGTCCTGTCGCAGCTCAACCAGGCGGCCGGCGTCAAAGCAACGATTACCGCACTCTCGGGTGGGTTGAACGATCCCGACATCGCCCCGGCGCTCGCGGCCGTATACGGCGCGAAGTACAACCTGTATGCGACTTGCTGGCCGACGTTGGAGTCGGTGACGAAGTTGCGCACGCACCTGGACAGCATCTCGGGCGCGCTCGAACAACGTCCCGCTGTCGGCGTCGCTGGCACGCCCGCGACTCTGTCTACCGCTACTACGCTCGCCGGCGATCTCAACGGGGGGCGGCTCACGATCGGTTGGCATCCGGGTTCGGTATGCATGCCGGCCGAGATCGCAGCCGAATATGCAGCCGTCCTTTCCAGCGAGACCGACCCGGCACGCCCGCTGAATACGCTCGCGCTGCTCGGCCTCGATGTGACGCCGATCCCGTTGCAACCGGGACGCACCGAACAGGAGAAAGCACTGCATAACGGCGTGACGCCCTTCGAGATCGGCCCCGGCAACGTTGTGCAGATCGTCCGTGCGATCACGACGTACACGAAGGATGCGCAGGGCATCGACGATCCGGCGCTGCTCGACGTGACGACGATCCGCACGCTGGACTACGTTCGCAAGGCGTGTCAGCAACGGATTGCGCTTCGCTTCCCGCGCGAGAAGCTGTCGGAGAAGACGCCGCCGAAGGTGCGTAGCGAGCTGCTCGACGTGCTGTACAAGCTGGAAGAGCTGGAAATCATCGAAAACGTCGAGGCGAACAAGGACAAGCTGATCGTCGAACGCGATCTGCAGGACGTCAACCAGCTCAATGCCGCGATCCCGTGCGACGTCGTCAACGGGCTGCACGTCTTCGCCGGCCGGATCGACCTGATCCTGTAACACCCCTCGCAACACTATAGGAGCCAGCTATGGCATTGGAAGAATACGTCGGCGCGATCGTGCTCGAAGTCGACGGCCAGGAGGCCGAGGTCGTGACCTTCTCGGTGACGTCGAAGACCGGCAAGAAGCCGGTCAAGACGATGAACCGTACCGGTCGCGTCAAGGGCTTCGCGCGCGGCGTCGAGGAACATGAGCTGAAGGTGACCGTCGTGATCCCGCTCGGCGGCGATGAGATCGACTGGTGGAACATGGAAGGCGGCAAGCTGACCCAGTTCCCCGTCTCGCCGGGCGGCCAGCGCGTGAGCTATTACGACTGCGTCACGCTGGACATGGGCGACCAGTACAGCGTGGAAAACGAGGCGCGCCGCGACCTCACCATCTTCTCAACTCGACGGGTGAATGAATGAGCATCAACACCGAAAAAGGTTCGCTGGAATACGGTGTCGAATATCCGCCGGGCAGCGGCGAGCTGCACTACGACTTCGAGGTTCGTCTCGGCACGATCGGCGAGAACATCGAAGTCTATGAACAGCCGGAAATCATCGGCGGCGGTGTGTCGAACATGCGCGTGAACGTCGCGATGCTCGCGCGCTGTCTCGTCTCGCTCGGCACGATCCCGAAAGAAGCGATCACCGACGATTTGCTCATGACGGCGGTCGACGGCGACTACGACGTGATGATGAAGGCGCAGGACGAACTTAAAAAAAAGCGGCAGCGGCCGAAGCCGGCCGCCGCAACTACCGGCTCGCCGGAATCGTCCTCGCCGAATACGGCGTCAGCGAAGAACGGTTCCGCAGCCTGACCGAGCCGGAACTTGAGGGATACCTTGCCGCGATCGCCACGATTCGCGGCAAGAATCCTCGCCAGCAGGTGCCCGGCACCACGACGCGCACCGTGAAAAGTATGAGGCGTAAGCGTCCGAAGGGTAAAAAACAGTGAGCCGGGATCTCGAAGTTGGATTGACCGTGCGGATGCGCGACCAGGTGTCGACGCCCGCACAACAAAGCGAGCGCAACGTACAGCGCTCGGTGCGTCAGACCGCCCAGACGTATGCCGACGCGTCGCGCGTGAGCGTGGCGACCAGTCGCATGCTGTACGACGTGCGCATGTCGCAATCGGCCCGTGCCGAGCAGGCCGTGCAGCGCAATGTGCATCAGACCGAGGCGGCCTACACCCAGGCGAACCGGAACATCCTGACCGGCTCGCAACGCCTGGCGGCCGCCCGCTCGCAACTCGACGTTCGTTCCGAACAGACCATTCGCCGGGAAATTTCCCAGACCGTCGCCGCCTACAACCGTCTCCAGCGCGCGGGCTTCGCGTCGGCCGCCGAGCAGGCGCGCGCGTTCGCTGCGTTGCGTACGCGTGTGGCCGAGCTGAACCGCGAGCTGCGCGGCACCGAGCAGGCGGAAGGCCGGCTCGCGCGCGGTGGTCGTGCGGTCGGCGCGATGTGGCGTGCCGGCAGCGTCGTGGCCGGCGCTGCTGCCGGCGTGATGGTGGCCGCCCCTGCCGTGCGCGAGACGATGGCCTATGACCGCCGGCTCGCCATGATGGCGAACACCGCGTTTTCCGATCGCGACGTCGCTGGCCGACGTAGGGGTGTCGGCGAGCTAAACGATGCGATCGTGACGGCCGTGCGTTCGGGTGGTGGTTCGCGTGAACAGGCGGCGGACACGCTCGACAACCTGCTCGCGTCCGGCGCGGTCAGTGACAAAACCGCGATGAAAATGCTGCCGACCCTGCAAAAGTTCGCGACGGCCACCGGCGCGGACCCGAACGAACTCGGCAACATCGCCATTCGCGCGATGCAGAACTTCAAGATCAAGGAAGCCGACATCCCGCGCGCGCTCGACATGGCGCTCAAGGGTGGCCAGGCAGGCGGCTTCGAGCTGAAGGATATGTCGAAGTGGCTCCCGCAGCAGATGGCCATGGCGAAGCTGGCCGGCATGTCAGGCTTGCAGGATTTCGGCAAGCTCGTCGTCGCCAACCAGGCGTCGGTGATCACGGCCGGTACGAAAGATGAAGCCGGTAACAACCTGGTCAACCTGCTTGAGAAACTGAACTCGCAGGACACGCAGATCAAGGCGAAGAAGCTCGGCATCGACCTGACCGGCAGTCTCGCCGCGTCGCGCGCGAAAGGTGTGAACGCGCTGGACGCGTTCGTCGGCATCCTCGAAAACGTGATGTCGCGCGACAAGCGCTATCAGAGCCTGAAGACCAAGCTCGCGACCGCGCCTGAGAGCCAGCGCAAAGAGATCATGGAGAGCCAGGTCCAACTGCTTGAAGGTACGTCTATCGGCAAGATCATCCACGATCGCCAGGCGCTCGGTGCGGCAGTCGCGTATATGGGTCAAAAAGACTACCGGAAGCAGGTCGAGTCTCAGGTGTTCGACCCGAAGATGGCGGTCGACAGCAACTTCGAGACGATCGCCGGCACCGCCTCGTTCAAGGCCGAGCAGCTCGAAAACGAGCGCCAGATTGCGCGCCAGAAGGCGCTGGAAGGCTTCGACGAGAAGCTTGGCAACGTGGCGACGAACCTCACCAACTACGCGCGCAAGTATCCCGAGCTGACTGCCGCGATCGAAGGCACGACGCTCGGCCTGAAGACGTTGTCGGCCGCGCTCGGTGTCGCGGCGTCCATCAGCATTCTGCGCGGCGGGTTCGGTGCGGCGCCGGTTGCCGGAGTTGCGGCCGCTGATGCCGCAGCCGCCGCATCGGCCGGTGCGCTCGGCACCACCGCCGCCCAGGCCGCGACCTTCGGTTCGCGCTTCGCGGCCGGCGCGCGATTGGTGGGCCGCTTCGGTGCCCCGTTACAAGCGGTCATGGGCGGCATCGAGGCGTACTCCATCGCGAACAACGATTCGATGACACCGGATCAGAAGAAGGCCGGCTATGTCGGCGTCGCCGGGGGCGTTGTCGGCGGTCTTGGCGGTATGGCATTGGGCGCGGCCGCAGGTGCGGCAGCCGGCTCGGTCGTGCCGATCGCCGGCACCGCTGTCGGCGCGATCGGCGGTGCGATCGCCGGCTACTTCGGCCACGACTTCGGCGAGCGCATCGGCAAGATGATCGGCGACGCGATCTTCGCGCAGAAGAAAGACGAGAAGCCGCCCGTCGTCGAAGGTCACTTCACGATCAATCTCGACGGCCAACACCTGTACGACTTCGTGTCGACGGCCAGCCAGAAGAACGCACTGAGGAACTGATATGGCGTGGAAAGACACACTGTTCGACGCATCGTTTCGCGGTGTGCCGTTCGACGTGAGACTCACCGACGATACGATCGACCGCGACACGGCGGAATATGCGGTCCCGCACGTCGACGGCGAGGATGTCGAAGACCTCGGTTTGAAGGCGCACACGACGAGCCTCACGGCGATCTTTTTCGGCGACGACTATGAAGTGCGGATGAAGGCGCTGCTCGCCGCGCTCGCGGTCAAGGGGCCGGGCGAACTGATTCATCCGGTGTTCGGCTCGATGCCGAGCATGCAGCTCATTGGTGCACACGTGTCGCACGATGCCGACAACGTCGATGCCTGCGTGATCGAGATGCGATTCAAGCGCTCAACGCCTGCGAATCCGTTCTTCGTCGAACAGCAACCAACCCAGACCGCAGACGCCGCAGCGCAGCTCGCGACCACCGCTCAGGACGCCGGCGTCAGCATGTTCGAGCGTGCCGTCGGCTTGCTCAAGACAATGAAGGCCGGCCTGCGTCGCCTCAATGCCCTGCGCGACGTGTTGAGCGAGACACTCGGCCCGATCAAGGCACTGGTCGTCGGCTTCCGCCGTGCGAGCGTCGACTATCTGTCGTGGCCCGGCGCGTTTGCGTCCGATCTGATCGGCCTGGTCAGCGGCATTGCGGACTTCCGTTCGTTCGATCCGGGCCTCGTTATGTCCGATTGGAACGACATGCGCGACCAGATGAAAACGGTCGTGAAACTGCCCGCCGCATCTGCCGCTGGGCAGCCGCTTGTTATTCCTGGTACGCAGGCGGCAACCGTCGCACCGAGCGGCTCGACTGATCCGGCCGCGCCGTATGCACCGCCGCGCCCCGGTACGGTCGCGGCCGACGCATCCGACGTGCAGCTCGTCACGGCCGTGACGGCCGTCGTCGTCGCAACAGTTACCGCGAGCGTCGCGTCCGACGTTCTCGCGAACGAGGCCGACGAACCGACACTCACACCGGACCAGGTCGAGCAGATCGCGAACGACACGCGCGAGCTGATACAGACCGCAATCGACGCGGTTCGTGCGGCCGTGCCGGTTGAGCAGGCGCGGCCCGTTATCGAGCCGTTAAAAGAGACGGCGCTGACGGTGCAGGAGCTGGCGATCAAGGTGATCGACGTCCTGCCGCCGATCATCTCGCGTACCGTCGACGCACCGTCGAACATGACGTTGCTCGCACATCTCTGGTACGGCAACTACCTGCGCTCGGCCGAGCTGCTGCGACTGAATCCGCAAATCCGCAACCCGAACTTCATCCAGCGAGGAGACACTGTCCGTGGCTTCGCCCAATAATGACGTGACGCTGCTGATCGGCGGCAAGGCGCACAGTGCCTGGTCGTCGTACTCGATCGATTCCGATCTGTTGACGCCGGCCGATGCGTGGGACGTGCGGCTCACGCGCCCGGCCGGCAAGATGCCCGACACGGTCAAATCTGGCGCACACGTACAGGTGAAGGTCGGCGACGATACCGTGCTCGTCGGCTACGTCGACAACGTGCGGCGACGCACTAGCAAGACCGAGAAGACGCTATCGATCAGCGGCCGTGACTATGCCGCGATCCTGCGCGACTGCTCGGCCCCAATCTTCACCGCGAAGCAGGTGACGCTTGCCGACGTCGTCGCGAACATCGTGAAACCGCTCGGCATCAAAAACGTGCGCATCGACACGGTGCAGACACAACCGACATGGGACAAGATCAGCGTCGATCCGGGTGACACCGCGTGGGACGCCCTGGTCCATGCTGCCGAGGGCGAAGGCTTGTGGCCGTGGTTCGAACCCGACGGCACGCTTGTGATCGGCGGCCCCGACTACAATGCGCCGCCCGTGGCCAGCCTGATCCTGCGCGAGGATGGCAAGGGCAACAACGTCGAGTGGTTCGACGAAGACGATTCGATTGCGGAGCGCTATTCGGAAGTCACGGTACTCGGCCAAGCGCACGGCACGCGCGCAGCGGCCGGCAAACATGCGATCAAGGCCACCGTGAAAGACCAGGGGGTAACGGTGTATCGGCCGAAGGTGTATGTCGATCACGACGCACCGAACCTTGCGGCCGCCGAAGCTCGCGCGAAGAAGATCATCTCCGATTCGGCGCTCGCGGCGCATACGTTGAAAGCCAGCGTGAAGGGACACCGAACCTCGGACGGCGTGCTATGGAAGCCCGGGCAGCGCGTGCATGTGGTGTGGGAAGAATATGGGATCGACGCCATCTATTTCCTGATGGCGCGCCGCTTCACGGGCGGTCGTCCGGGCGGAACCCACACGACGCTGACGCTGAAGGAAGACGGCGTCTGGATTCTCGACGCGCATCCGCATTCGGGGCGCAAGCATCGACGCAAGAAGAAAGGCGACGGCCCGCTTTCGCTGGTCGTGACGGACGCAAACGGCAACACGACGGTGACAAAATGATGCGAGAAGTTGAAAAGCGAGTGTCGCGCATGTTGGCCGGCGTGCGACAAGCGTTTCGTGGCGTGATCAGCGGCGTGAACACCGACGGCCCGGTGGTGATGGTGCGTGGTGAAGGGCTTGCCGGCGAGAGCGGTGTCGACGAAGAGCTGTTCCAGCACTACGGATACACCAGTGCGCCGCCGGCCGGCACGATGAAGATCGTCGTGCCGATCGGCGGCAAGACGAGTCACAGCATTGTCGTTGCGACGGAGCACGCGCAGTACCGCGTGAAGGCGTTGAAGGATGGTGAGGTAGCGATCTACACGGACGAAGGTGATTCAATCGTGCTCTCACGCGGCCGCGTCATCAACATCAAGACGAAGACGCTGAACATCGAGGCGGAAGACTCGGTGAACTTCAAGACGCCGACCGTCAACATGGATCACGCGCTCAACGTCGCCGAGCAGATCACCGGCAAGGGTGGCTTGTCGATGTCGGGTGGCGACGGTGCACATATCGACAATCTTCGCGTCGACCTGGACGTGGTGATCGGCAATAAGAGCTTCAACGGCCACAAGCATCCGGAAACCGGCAGCATCACGGACACGCCTGTCGTTTGACGTCAGCAGAAGCCCACTGACCTCCATCACGTAATACGTTCGCGCGCGCGCGATGACAATCGCGGCATGGACGCACTTCTGAACCCGCAAACAGGCGGATATACCGGCACGCAGACGACGACGCTCGCCAACGCCGTGTATATCCGCCTCGCCACGCCGCTCGGCTCCTGGTGGGCTGCGCCCGACGTCGGGTCGCTGCTGCACACGCTGGCGCGCGAGAAGGACACGCCGCGCGTGCGCGGTCTCGCCGTTCAATACGCCGAACAGGCCCTCGCCCCGCTGGTCAAGGATGGTCGCGCGAGCAAGGTGGTGGTGTCGGCCACGGCGGGCGAAAAAGGCTGGCTCGTTCTTCTCGTCGAAGTGTATGACGCGACGGGCAACGTCCAGCACTTCCAGCACCCTGTCAAGGTGTCGTAATGCCGGCGACCGTTCTCACTCTCGACCAAGTCCGCGCGAACATTCTGCGCGAGATCAAGAACCAGCGCCCGGATGCCGACGTCGGCGACGACTCCGATCACTACGTGCGCGCGAGCGGCACGGCCAGCGCGGTCGAAGGTCTGTATGCGCGTATCGCCTGGACGGCGCGGCAGATTTTCCCGGACACGGCCGACGAAGACTATCTCATCCTGCACGCGCGCCTGCGCGGCATCGATCGCAAGTCGCCTGTCGTGGCGAGTGGCACTGCACGCGCCAAGGGCAAGCCTGGTGTCCAGATCGCCAGCGGTCTGAGCGCGAAATATCAGGACGGCACCGCCTACGTGACGACGAGCGGCGGCACGTTTGATACGGACGGAAATCTCGTCGTGTCGGTAGCGGCCGTCGACGCCGGCACCATCGGGAACCGCCAGGACGGCGATACGCTCACGCTCACCGTGCCGCCGATCGACGTCGACGCGACACTGACCATCGTGACGCTGCGCGGCGGGACGGCAATCGAGACGCTCGATAGCCTGCTGGCACGCCTGCTTCAGCGTATCCGTCGGCCGCCGGCCGGCGGCAACAAATACGACTACTGGCAATGGGCGATGGAAGTGCCGGGCGTGACCGCGGCATTCGTCTATCCGCTGCGTCGTGGACTCGGCACGGTCGATGTGGTGATCGTGACCGAGGATGGCCTGCCGTCCGACGATGTGTTGAAGGCGGCACAGGCGCACATCGACGATCAGCGCCCTGTGCGAGCCAAGGATACGCGTGTCGTTGTGCCGTCGATCAAGACCTATGACGTGACGGCGGCCGTCAAGCTGAACGGCATCACGCTCGATGCGGCCCAGGCTGCGGTGGAATCCGGACTCGAAGCCTACAACGCGGTCGTATCGCCCGGCGACACGGTCATTCGCAACCGCATCGGCGGTGTCATCAACGACACGCTCGGCATCGACGACTACGTGCTGGACAGTCCAGCGGCTAACGTCGTCCCGGTGGTCGATGCGCAGGTGATCGAGTGGTGCCGCCTCGGCAACGTGACGTTGAGGCCGATGGTATGAACGAACACGCCGAGTTGCTTGGGCGTCTTCTCCCGCCCGTCTCATACGATCCTCGCGAGCCGCGTCTCGCGGCAGAGCTGACGGCCGAGGGGAAAGCACTCGATCGCGCACTCGCCGATGCCGACACGATCGTGAACGGCATCACGCCGTTCTTCGCGCAACAGCTCTTGCCGGATTGGGAGCGCGTGTGCGGGATCACGCCGGCCGTCGACGCCACATTGCAGCAGCGCGTGTCGACCGTCGTCGCGAAAGTCAACGAGACCGGCGGGATGTCGATTCCGTATTTCACGCGGCTCGCGGCCGCGCTCGGCTATCGCATCGAGATCGTCGAGCCGGACCCGTTTCGCGTCGACGAAGGCGCGATCGGCGACGCGATCTGGATCGAGGACATCGTCTACGAATGGGGTGTGATCGTACACGGCTCGCCTTCGCTCGAAATCTACTTCCGCGTCGATGAGAGCGCGGTTGGCGAACCGCTGCTGACGTTCGCCGATCCCATTCTCGAATCCGTGTTCCAAGACCTGAAGCCGGCCGACACGTTCGTCTACTTCATCTACCAGGAAGAGTAACCATGCAGCGAATCAACACACCGGACGGCAACTGGCATGCGGGCGATCCTTCGCAAGGGATCAAGGGCACGGTTGTCACGATGCCGTACATGCAGACCGTCCAGGAAGAGTTGGCGGCCGTTCCCGAGAGCGTCGGCATGCCGCTCGATCCGGCCGACAACAAGCAAATCGTCAAGGCGATCCAGAAGATGGTCGCCGACGCCGGCACGAACTACCAACCCAAGCTGGGCTACACACCGGTTCAACAAGGAACCGGCGCTGGCCAGGGCACCAACACGGTGAAGATTGGTTGGTCCAAGGACGGTTCTAACAAACTGCTCGTGACGGTCGACACAAGCGACCTTGGTGCGCTCGCGTTCGCGAGCCAGCTCTCCGCGTATGCGTCGCAGGATTGGGTGAAGGGATACGCGCTCAACAAGGCTGGCGGCGATACGATTACCGGCTGGACGACGATCGCAATTCCGGGCGGGTACAGCGGTTTGATTCTGAGCGCCAGCGGCTACGCACCACGAATCCAAACGGACGGTGCCGGGAAGTTCGTCGGTGTTGTGAATGGTGCGAACACCGCTGTGAACCTGTGGGTGTATGACAGCGGACAGGTATCGACTCGCGGCAATTTGACCGTAGGCGGGACAACGCAGGCTGGTGGCAATAACGCCACGGTAGCGAATGACGGCAACATTTGGGGACCGCAGTGGGGTGGTTGGCTGCGGGCCTGGCTTGACGCCAACCTCGCGCATAAATCCGGAGATACGTTCGCGGGCCGCGTGAATCTGTCGGGCAACGGCTGGCAGGCCGATTTCGGCCTGCATAACTGGCGGGCAGGCCAGGACGCGTGGGTGTATCTCAGAGCGCGAGATGGCGGCGGCCTGGACATCATCAACAGCGCCTACAACGCTGTTCCGTGGCAAGTATCGAACGACGGCGAGACTTGGCAAAACAGCACCGCTCACGTGGGGGGAGCGTCATTTCTTACCGACGGCAACGTATGGGGCGCCGTGTGGGGAAACGATTACTTGTCGAATTGGATAGGACGACAACTCGGCACCAAGGCGAATGCCGGCGCTCGCGTGCAGTGGGATTCGGGCATCTCCGAATTTGACTACGTGGGGTCAGTGAGCAGCAACATTCACGGTCAAATCGATCTGCCCGCGCCGTGGGTTGTGACGGGGCTGCGAGTCGCTGCGAGTACCAGTGCAATCACGGCGATCTGGCAGCGCGGCGTCGTTCTGCGCAATCAATAAGGGGCGAGGAAGTATGGACTTGAGAACGATGAACTTCAGCGGGTACACACACGACCACATGGTGCTGGCGCTGAAGCGCATGTATCCGGCGCTTGTCGCCGGCAGAGACTACCGCGCAGCCCATCCGCTAGGGCAGGACGGAGAGCAAAGCGGCCCGCCATTTATCGCGTATTGGGCGAGCGACTCGGTGGCACAGCCGGACGAAGCCGACGTCGAAGCATTCTTCCGTGCCAACGAGGAATCCATTCGCGCCGAACACGTGCGGTTGTTTCGAGACATGGCCTTGCGCAGCACGGACAGCAAAACTATCGCACCGCCTGACGCTCCCGACGCTATCAAGGCACTCGCGGTTGCATGGGTCACATATCGTGAGGCGCTGAGAAACGTCCCGGAGCAGGAGCGATTTCCGTTTGAGGTGACTTGGCCGGCTCCTCCCGATGAGCAACCGGCCGGACAATGAAGGTTAAGTGGCGGTCGAGCGGAGATCGATCGGCATCGGATCAATCTGGTGCAAATCGAAGATCGTCACTTCGTTGTAACCCTTGCGAAGCCACGGTGCGGGACAGAAGAGCCTGAACTGTGGACCAACGTTCCAGTAACGGCCAATGTTTCGACCGTTGACCCATACAACGCCCTTGATCCAATGGCGCATATCGAGGAACGTGTCGCCCACTTCGTTGAGCATCATTGACGCCTTGAAGAACAACCCGGGGCGACGTGGATCGGTGCAGTTCGGTCGCAGTGCCGCGACATACTCGGAACTCATGGGAAGGCAGTATGTATGCCATCCACGGAGTTCCGTCCCATCGAGGTGTGCGGTGTCTGTTATCCCTTTTCGATCGACCATGTCGTCACCATAGTTCACGCGCCCCATGGCTTCGACAAGCACGTCGAGCGTAGACGATCCGTTCGCGATAGGCAGCCGGTCCTCATTCGTCACAACGCGCAACCCTTCCGCCAAGTAACGAGGCATTTTCGCTCGACTGACTCCGCCGATATACGATCCGTCGGCGAAGACGGTTGCGTAATCGTGCACGTCGCGGAGCGTTAGTGCGCCGCCAATGCCTGGCATGTCGGCCTTGCGATACAGGATGAAGCCCGACGCCTGGCGATGGTGCTCCATCGACTTGAGCGGTGCGTCATCGCCCGCGATGATCGGCGACGGCAGGTTGTCCCATACCGACGAATGCAGATACGGACGCAGCGCGTAGTCGCCTGACAGATCAAGTGCTGGTGGAGCGGCCGGCACATCGGGAAGCGGTGTATCGAGACGTGCCTGAATTATGGTCCTGTATTTCGAGAAACTGTCGGTGGCTCGCCCTTGCTCGTCGATCGGCGCGTTGTAGTCGTAGCTGGTGATGTCCGGTTGATACTCACCGGTTTTTGAGTCGAGGTTTGCACCGGCCGAATAGCCGAAGTTCGTACCGCCGTGGATCACGTAGATGCTGAACGAGATGCCATAGCGCATGAAGTCCGTGATCTCGCGCGAGATGTCGGACTTTGCGCCTTGGAATTCGCGGTCACCCCAATGCGTGAAGAAGCCGGGGTAGAGCTCGCCACCCATGACAGTCGATCCCGGGAACGTTTCGCAGATTTTTGCGACATCGTGTGCCTTCGGCCCACTGAGTGCGATGGCGCAGCCTTCGAGCGCTGTCCGGCTTTCCTGGAGCTGCTTAACCCCATCGTCGGTAAAGAACGGGCCGGGTATCCCGTCCTGCATCCATGCCTCGCGGATTTCTTCGAGGTACGCGACATCGTTGCCGTACGTCGCATACTCGTTTTCGATTTGAAGCATGAGGATCGGGCCGCCGTTTTCCGACATCAACGGTTTGATGCGCGGCACCAGCTCGGCAATGTATCGCTTCGCCGCGTCCATGTATCGTCGATCGCGGTGCGAACTGACGCGCAACTGGATGTCGTCGTGCGCAAGCAGATACGCAGGCAAGCCACCCAAGTCCCATTCGCCGCAGATATACGGCCCTGGACGCAGCAATACCCACATACCTTCGTCCTGGCATAGGCGAATGAACGCCTCGACGTCTCGCTCGTCGGTATCGAACTCGAACGTGCCTTCGCTTGTTTCGTGAAAATTCCACATGACGTAGACGGCGATGGTGTTCATCCCCATAGCCTTCGCCATTTGAATCCGGTGACGCCAGTAGTCGCGCGGGATGCGCGGCGGATGCAT